CAAGCAGAGAAAGATTAGAGAGAGTTTTTAAGAGAATGTTAAGCAAATAAACTGAAATTTTGAGGAGGAAAATTAATGAAAGTATTATTATTTGACAATCACGATATTAAGCACCGAGAAACTGTAGTAACAGTTGTATATGAAAATGGAGAATTGCAAATTGAGTATTCAAACGGGCAGGTTGAAATGGTAAAAGATAAAGATGGTTTTCGTATAGATATATAAAAAACTGATATTGGCCGGGATCAGAGACCCGACCAGCGAATTAGTACTTGATGGAGGAATTGTGATGGGTGCAGAAATATGTAAAAACTGTTTCTGGCTGAACGAAAGGAAAAGCGGATACTGGCACAATGGTCATGAAGATGTGTTCCTTGTTTGCGAGAAGGTAGATACAACAAAAAAAGTTGAAGCAACTGATAGCTGCGAGAACTATAAAAGCAATAATTTCTTTGATTGGTAAAACTGATATTTTCCAGAATACAAGCAAAAATAGAGAGTGGCCGACAAAACCTGGGTAAGATTTTATCGGCCGAAGTATGAACATATGATGCCAGTTCTTAAATAGAATATCATACTTTACAGAAATAAATCTGAAAAATCATATATAGTTCAGCAAGGAAACGAATATTTGCTTGATTAACCATATTGTTGACTTCAACAAAATGGTATGAAGGAGAAGAAACAATAAAACTATAGGTACAGCTTTTACAAAGGGGGAAAGAATATGAAAGAGAGGATTATCAATGAAATCTTAATGCAAATGGAACCACATATAAACACGGAAACACTGAGGATACTGGAAACGGTAATCATTAAAGCCCTGTACTATGTGGAGGTTCAGAAGAGGGAAACGGAGTTGTCCACGGAAATGGACGATAATATTTACTTGCTGCAGATGTATGAAATGAATGTCCGTAAAGATGGATTAAGTGATAAAACTATCCGGGCGTACATGGGGGCCATGAAAAACATGCTCTGCGTCACTGACAAGAACATTCGACATATAACGGCAGTGGATATCAAGTATTACCTGGACATGTATACCGGTAAGGGAAATTCAGTCAGGACCGTCAACAATGAGCGCCGATTCCTCTCAGCAGTATTTACATGGTTCCGTAAGCATGGGGTTATTAATGTAAACCCGGTTGAAGCTGTACCGGTCAAAAAGGAGCGTAAGCCACCTATTGATTATCTTAAGGGTGTAGAGATTGAACGATTGAGAGTAGCATGTACAAATCCAAGAGAGAGGGCCTTGATGGAATTCCTGCTTAGCACTGGCGTAAGAATCGGAGAGGTGCCACAGATCAAGAAACAGGATATAGATTGGAGCACCGGGGAGATCGTAATATATGCCCATAAGACCTCAGACTACAGGACCGTATATCTCAATGATGTTGCCAAGGTACATCTGGAAAAGTATCTATCCTCCAGGAAGGGAAATAGTGAGGCATTGTTTTCAGAGAGCAGAGCACCATACCGGACGGTCCATGAAGATGGTCTTAGACTGATAATCAAGCAGATAGGCAAAAAGGCCGGGCTTGAACGGAGAGTATACCCACACCTCTTCCGAAAGACTATGGCAACCACACTGAGGATTAAGGATTGCGCCATAGAGGATATCCAACAGATATTAGGGCATAAGGATCCATCAACAACACTTGGATTCTATGCGGCAGCCAACGGGGAGCATTTGAGGCAGGTACATAACAGATATATGAGCATAGGCGCATAAGGAGGCGATAGAGCTATGACAGCGGCAGAAATGAAACTGGAAAGGGATCTTGAGTATTTCCGCACGAAGTCCGCAGAATTGGACGAGCGAGAAAACCAGATTCAACGGATAAAAGATACAGTGGCAATCTATAAACAAAGCTACAGTGACACTATGGTACATACACATAATCTGGACCAGAAGAAGGAAGCACAGCATATGTGGAGGGCCTTGGATAATATCGAAAAGGAAATTGAGGCTATTATAGGACAGGAGGGATAGTGATGCCAAAAGGAAAAATTTATTCTGTTTTCGATAAAGGTGAATATATAGGCAGTTATACGCCAGATGTTGCAGAAATGGTAATAGGGATACCCCAATATAGAGTACAAGCTTATGCGAAAGAAAATTTGCTGTACCACAATAGATATAGTTTTGAGCTGGAAGATTCAGGCTCACTTACGGCAAAGGAACAGAACGAGAAACTTGAAAACGATCTGAGATTGACGGCGAGGTTCTTATTGCTGGCAAATGAAAAGGGGTGGAAGCGTGCAAAAGGAAAATGAGATTATTACAGCTTTAAAGGATTACATAGATGCAAAGGCGTTACAGGAAGAGACAATCAAGGATATAGCTAAGCTGGAGCGTAAGAAGAAAACAATCGAGCAGGATTCTGTGAAAGGATCTATGAATACATTTCCTTACACAGCAAAGAATTTTCATATATCCGGAATAGCATATGCTCCAGAGGACGCGGAGGCGTTGAAGGAAGATGAGGAAATTCTAAGAGAAAGGGCAATGAAAACCGGAGAAACTAGAAGAATTGTAGAGAGGTATATGAACAGAATCCCGGCGAGAATGCAGAGAATCATCAAATACAAATTATTTGAACGCGATTCCTGGGACTCTGTGGCTGCTAGATTAGGAGGGGACAAGACGGGTGATGCAATTAGAAAAGAGTTTGATAATTTCGTAGGTAAAGAAACTGGAATATAAAAAATTTAAACCAATTCCGTTTTTTCCGCTCTTTCCGTTTCAACTATTATATAATGTAAACTGGAACCAGTGAAAACATACACTCCCCTTATGTTCACTAGGTATCATGGAGTCCGACTAGTCTTGACGGACTATAATATCAAAGGCGCACCTGGCAATGCGGTGCTAAAAGATTGCCAGTCTGACCTAACCTTTCCAGACTGTAAACTGAACTATAAGGCCAGTCTGACTTTACCTTACCAGACTAAAATCTCTAAGGCGTGCCGGGGAATCCGGCATATGGCGTTCGGGCTGGCTGGAAGTAAGCAAGCATTCAACCATGGATAAGAATGTAAAGGCCCGGTTCGATCCCGGGGAACGCTGTGCAACAGTTCTTTGTTTATCGGTTTCTTTGGACACCTGTTAAAAAGTCAAACAAAAACCGGTTTCGGCGCATAGTTCAGCGGCAGAACAACAGTAATACCCCCGACTGGAAACCCTGGTTCAAGCCCAGGTGCGCGGATTCAGCTTCAACTTCATAATTACACCTCCTAAGGAAACACCTGTCGAATTTTGTCGTTCGATGGGTGTTTCTTTTAATGTCTTACAATGGTATGATGGAGTAAAATACTAAGGAGGAATAATAATGGCAAAGACAGATAAGGAACTAACGGTTGAAATTGTATGCAGCCACATTAACGCTTGGGCAACTCAAGAGAAATGCGTTCCAATCAAGCAAGCCGAACTACCGGAACTAATCAAGAGCGTATATAATACGATAGTTGGATTAGACAAGGAACAATAATTGTTAAGAGGCGGTCAACCCGTCTCTTTTTTAATACATAAAAACGAAACAAGTGAGGTGGTGAGGCTTGGCAAGAGCACCAGATGAGATTAAAGAGAAAGCCAGGGAACTCTATGAGAGCGGTATAATGCTAAAAGATATAGCCAGCCGCTTAGATGTACCAGAAGGTACGGTCCGGTCATGGAAGAATAGAGGGAAATGGAGTTGCAACGCAACGCAGGAAAAGGAATGCAACGTTGCAAAGAAAACGAAACGCAACAAAGCAGAAAAGAAAGCTGTGGCAGAAGAGGTAGAGTCAGTAATAAGCAATGAGGACTTGACCGATAAGCAACGGCTTTTTTGCATTTATTACAGCAAGTCATTTAATGCCACACAGAGTTATAAAAAAGCCTATGGTTGCAGCTATGAAGTAGCTCTTACAGAAGGCCCGGCATTAAAGAATAATCCTCGTATATCCTCGGAAATAAAAAGATTGAAACAGATAAAGCTTTCCGAAGCATATTTAGAACCGGGAGACGTCTTCCAGAAGTACATGGATATAGCCTTTTCTGATATCACGGATTACCTATCATTCGGGCAGGAAGAAGTACCAGTCATGGGAGCGTTCGGACCAGTGATTGATAAGGAAACGGGTGAAACGCTCACCAAGATAGTAAACACCGTAAAATTCCGAGAAAGCACGGACGTAGACGGCACGATCATATCTGAGGTGAAACAGGGGAGGGACGGCGCAAGTATAAAGCTTGGGGATCGCATGAAAGCCCTTGACTGGCTTACGGACCATATGGACATGGCAACGGCAGAGCAACGGGCCAGGATTGCGCAGATTAAGGCGCAGACGGATAAACTCACGGCAGACGAGAAGGAACAATCAGAAAGCGTGGTGATTGTCAATGATATTCCAAGACCAGACCCATGTTAAACTAACTGACTTAATAGCACCATCGTTCTACGGCGTACACTGGGACATTATAGACGGTAAACATACTTACTACGATCTGTATGGCGGGCGAGGCTCCACGAAGTCATCTTTTGCAGGACTTGAAATAGTGCTGGGAATGATGGACGATCCTAACGCCAACGCGATTGTTTACCGTAAAGTTGGTAATACAATCGGAGATAGCGTATACGAGCAGATACTATGGGCCATTGATGCACTGGAAGTAAGTCACCTATGGAAATGCAAAACAAGCCCGTACAGATGCATATATAAGCCAACGGGTCAGAGAATCATATTCAAGGGTTTGGACAAGGCCAAGAAGTCAAAGTCTGCAAAGGTACGTAAAGGATACTTTAAATACCTATGGTTCGAAGAGTTAGACGAATTTGCAGGAATTGAAGAAATCCGAATGGTTCAACAGTCCATACTTAGAGGCGGTCCTAAGTTTGTCGTATTCAAAACGTTTAACCCACCTATTAGCAAGTCAAACTGGGCTAATAAATACGTTCAAGAGCCGAGAGAGGATTCGCTAAGACATAAGAGTGATTACAGATCAGTGCCGGTTGAATGGCTGGGGCAACAGTTTCATGATGATGCGGAGCATTTGCAGAAGGTAAACCCAAAAGCATATGAACATGAATATCTTGGTAACCCGGTAGGGCTTGGAACAAATATCTTTGAATTCCTTGAAATTAGAACTATTACCGATGAAGAGATTGAGAGAATGGAGCGGATATACCAGGGGCAAGACTGGGGCTGGTATCCTGATCCAAAAGCTTTTGTGCGCTCTTCTTATAATCATAATTCAGAAGTAATAACCGCCATTGATGAATTGGGTGGTTGTAAGATACGCAACGCTGAAATGGCACGTCAGATCAAGGCAAAAGGATACGACGATTACGAAATCCGTTGCGGACTTGATGAACAGGAAAGTATTGTAGACTTTAGAGACGCAGGATTGCCAGCAAGACAAGCGAATGGAGGACCGGGCAGCGTGAAGTATACATTTGAATGGTTACAGTGCCGTAAGATTGTCGTTGACCCGGCGAGGACACCAAGGCTCTACAAAGAAATGATTGAATACGAACACGAGGTTGACGGAAATGGTGAAGTAATACCGGATTATCCAGATAAAAACAATCACTGGATTGATGCTTTGCGGTATGCAACAAGTCCATTATCAATGAGAAGGGGGAATAGTGCATAATGAAATTAGATAAAGAATTCGCAGTTAGAGTGAATGGGAAGTTATTCACGGCAAACGAGATATTTAAAATCAATATTGATGGAAGTAAATTCAATATGACTTGCTACTGTGGAAGTGGTTCAGCATTTGATATTACCGCATGGACAAGAGATGTGGAGTTTGTGAGCGTTCCGCAAATACCTAAACTTGCACACGGCGGAGTGGTGACTGGAAGAGATAGAACACATACATATACCGAGCATGTTTATAAAGTCGGCGACGAGCCTGCAAGCGATATTGAACTTGTAAGTCCACTTGAAACAATGAAACAGGCGTTTAAGGAAGCCATTGGAGAAATGGGAGGAATCGGCGGCGGCTCTGTACAGGCAGACATGATTGTCGATGGTGCAAAGTTCGGACAATTGGTTCATATATACAATCAAAAGCATACTGGTGGTGATTAAATGGGATTACTGGACACGGTAAGGAGGTGGTGGAACATGCTATTTCAAAAGGAAGCGCTGGAAGAATTTAATGTGAAGCCAGTCACCTCACAGGAAATGGATGTTGTAATAGACAAGTGCATGAACATATACCAGGACCGCCCTTACTGGCTGAGTGCGAAGCATGATATCCGTACAATAGGGTTCGGCAAGGTGCTGTGTGAGGAAACAGCCCGTCTTGCTACGCTGGCGATACATATTACCATTGACGGAAGCCCACGGGCGGAATGGCTGCAACAGCAGATCGAGAAGCGATACTTTAAGATCAGGGAATGGATAGAGTATGGTTGTGCTGCCGGTACGTTCATTGTTAAGCCGAACGGCAAGGGGATTGACTTCCTTCTTCCTAACACATTTAAGATTGTGGATTCGGACGATGATGGAAACATAACCGGGATCATATTCATTGACACATACACGACAAGTACGGCTTTCTCCCGTAAGTACTATACCAAGTTCGAGTATCATAGGATCAGCAGCGATACGGGCGAGTACTTGATAAGCAACCGGGCCTATGTGAGTACAAGCGATAATGACAAAGGGAAACCGGTTCCGCTGGAAGAAACTAAATGGGCCGGGCTTGATCCTGATGTATCTCTGGTTAAGCAGAACGGTGAACCATTGGACCGTATGCTATTTGGCGTATTCAGGACACCACAGGCCAATAATACGGAGATTAACAGCCCGTTGGGATTGCCTATCTACAAGAATGTACTGGAAGAGTTAAAGGGTCTGGATACCGCATACAGTCGCAACAGTTGGGAAATTAAGTATAGCCGCAGAATGGTGCTTGCCGATGATCGATTGCTAATGGCATCAGGCGAAAAAATAAAAGACCGCAAAGTTGGTGAAGCGGTAGAGGGACTTCCACCATTTATTAAAAATGTATTTGGGGAGGGGCCAGACGCATTTTACAAAGAGATCAATCCAGAACTTAATACCGACATGAGAATCAAAGGAATCAACAACGAGCTTTCTTTCATTGGTTGGAAAGTGGGATACTCCAGCGGATACTTTGTATTTGACCAGAAAACAGGAATGGTTACAGCCACACAGGTAGAGAGTGACGACCGCCGAACGATCCAGCTTATTAAAGATTGCAGAGATAAGTTAGAGGATTGTATGGACGGTCTTATTTATGCTCTGAATGTATTCGCTGACCTGTACGAGCTTGCGCCGGTTGGACCTTACGAGACTACTTATGATTTTGGTGATATCACATACAGCAGGGAAGAAGATAGGGCCAGGTGGTGGCAGTATGTTATACAGGGTAAAGTGCCAGCATGGCTGTACTACCAGAAATTTGAGGGCATGAGCGAGGAAGAGGCCAAGGCCATGATAGCAGAAGCCAAATCAGAGCAGAAAAGCCCTTCACTATTTGGAGAAGAATAGCATGATAAACATAGCAACCCATGGAGGCTCAATATATGATGTTAATCTCACGTATGAGCAGATGCAAGCGATCATGAGTGACAATTTTATTAAGGACCATAATTTCATTGAGTTTAAGTTTACGGACGGTTCTCGTTGCTCAGTAAAAAAAGATTGCATTGAGTTCTTTTGGGAAAGAGAAGAAGGTGAGGAGGAAAAGACATGAGAAATATAATTGCTTTTGTAGTAGCACTTTGTGGAATCCTTTTAGGTCTTTATACTGGAGGTTGGTTACTTTTTATACAACCAATAATTTCAGTGTGCAGAGCCTTTGACGCAGGAACCCTGACAGCAACCATTATAGGAATTACAATCATCAAATGCATTTGTGCCGGAGCAGTGGGATTTATAATCGCTTATATTGGAATCTTAGTCGCAGGTTGCATTACAAGCCTAAAGTGAGGGTGATTAGATGCTTAAACCTGAATACCTGCAAAGGATCACTGAACAATCAGAAGAATATGCTTCGCAGCTTAGAACATACATAATCAACTTGATTGTAAGAAGAATCGGGGCAAGGTTGGGGCGAGGCGTTGATTACCTTTTTACCGCTTCCGACAAATGGCAGATTGATGTATTGCAGGAATCCGGGCAGATACTTGAAGATATCCAGAAGCAGATTATCAAGTTTACGAAGCTGCAGGAAAAAGAAGTACAGAAATCCATGGAGGAAGCCGGAATCAAGGCGCTGCAGTACGATGATAAGATATACCGGGAAGCTGGCCTTAACCCTGTGCCTTTGAAAGAATCGCCAGTGATGACCCGGCAAATGCAAAGAGTGTATGAAGCCACAAACGGAGAGATAAGGAACTTCACCCGGACCACGGCAATAGAAGCACAGAAGCTATATATCAACGAATGCGACAATGCTTATAGGCTGGTTACTTCCGGGGCTGTATCTTACAATCAGGTAGTGCGTGAGGCTATCAATAATGCTATTTCAGACGTTGGGGTGATTAAATACCCAACAGGCCACAAAGACACGCTAGAAACGGCTATTACGCGTTCTGTGCGTACTGGAATCAGTCAGGCAACGGGAAACATACAAATGACCCGTATGGAGGAAATGGACTGGGATATTATCCTCACATCAGCCCACCTCGGAGCAAGAAGTGGTGACGGTGGCATGAATCCAAAGAATCACCTTTGGTGGCAAGGGCAATTCTTTTCACGGACTGGCAGAACAAAGCAATTCCCGGATTTCGTTAAGTCTACAGGATACGGAACGGTCACGGGGTTGTGCGGTGCAAATTGCCGCCATAGTTTCGGCCCGGGTGATGGTGTGAATAATCCTTACGCTGATATACAGACAGAAGATAATGAAAAAGTAGAGGCTTTAAATAAGCAGCAAAGAGCATTAGAACGCCGAATACGCAAGACTAAGCAGGAACTTGTTGGAATGAAAGCTGCGGTAGATTCTATTAAAGAAGAACCTCTAAAATTTGAATTGCAGCATGAGTACGATCGCAAGGCGGCTTTGCTAAGGAGACAAAATGAAGACTATAACATTTTCTGCGCTGAAAATGATCTTAAGAAGCTTACGGAACGCCTGAGCATAGCCAAGTGGAACAGAGAACAGTCAGCGGCGGCAAACGGGGCCGCAACGCGATATGAAAACGCAAGAAAGGAACAACATGAGAGTGATAAGAAAACGGATCAGGGCTGACACTGATATAGTCAATATTCGTAATAGATGAGCCTGTGCTTATGCATTGGCTCTTTTATATTACCATTTTGTTGACCCCAACAATATGGTCAATTTACCCCGTCTGTGGTCTAACAGACTAATCCCTACCGCAGAAAGAGCGGTCAATAAATCATTTCAGGAGGATTGAAAATGAAAGATATATATGCAATTTTAACAGGTTTAGGCATCGAGGTTCCAGAGGATAAAAAGCCAACTCTGGATAAGGAATGGAAAGAGAACTACCGCACCATTGCAGAGTTTGAAAAGGCAACCACAAAGAGAGACGAATACAAGGCCTCTCTGGACGCTGTGGAGGAGCAGTTAAAGGCTTTTGATGGTGTAGACCTCGAGGGATACAAGACACAGATTGACACCTTGACAAAGCAGCTTGACGATGAAAAGATTGCTCGCGCTGCTGATGAATCCAAACATCAGTTAGATACCACCATAGACAAATTTATGGGTGGTAAACAGTTTGTAAACGATCTGACAGCAGATAGCGTCAGGGTTAAGCTTGCGGAAGAACTTAACAAGGATACAGCGAAGGGCCGGTCCATTGATGATATTTTCAAGGCTATTGTGTCAGACAAAGATGGAAACCAGATTCCAAACATTCTTGTAGACCCGGGACAGCAGGCGGCAGAACAGAATAAAGCTACTTTTACAAAGCCTATGACCAAAGTTCCACCTGCCGGTACCAAGCTTCCTATGGCAGAAGTCATGAAGCTTAAGAACGCCAACCCTGACTTGGACGTAGCTCAGTATATGTAAATTTAAGGAGGACTTAATATGTTATTTGATTTAGTAAATTTTAACGGAGAAGTATTTGACGCAGCAGTTAGAAATACACCGAATTTAAACCTTAATGCTCTTTTAAAGAGCGGCGCCATTGTTGAAGCCCAAAAATATGCGAGCCTCATGCCAGATCAGTTGGGCGGGCATTATGCAACAACCGTTATTAAGGCTCGAATCGGCGGAAAACCTGTCAACTATGACGGTAATACGGATATAGAAGCGACCGACCGAGGCAACTACACTATGGGTCGTATCGTAGTAGGGCGTGCAGATGCATGGGTTGAAAAAGATTTTGTTGCAGACATTTCCGGCACAGATTACAGTGCGGCAGCGGCAGAGGTGGCGGAATACTGGGACGATGTAGATCAGTCGACGCTATTATTAGAATTAAAGGGTATTTTCAGCATGACAGGCGCGAAAAACCTTGAATTTGTGAATGGTCACACGCACAACATCAGCAACTCAGAAGCACCAAAGTTTGGAGAAACCACTTTAAACAACGCCATTCAGAAAGCCCTTGGAGACAACAAAGGAAAGTTTGCTCTTGCGGTGATGCATTCTCAGGTATCTACCAACCTTGAAAACCTTAAGCTTGTTGCTTACATGAAAGGTACGGATTCCCAGGGAATCGAAAGAGACCTTACCCTTGCCACAATCAACGGAAGAATGGTTTTGATTGATGATAATATGCCGGCAGAAGAAGGTTATTTCGATGCAACGGCTGAAACGGTTGGCGCGTTAAAGATTGTTGCATCAGGCGCAACGGCTGGGCAGATTAACCTTGCTAGCGTTGCACCATATTACGGAGATAAGACACTTGCTGCTGATATGTACGTTGTAAAAGATATTCGTTACACAACTTACGTATTAGGCAATGGGGCTATTGAGTATACCAATTGTGGTGCAAAGGTTCCGGCAGAGATGGACAGAGACCCGGCTAAGAACGGCGGAGAAACTACATTATATTCCAGACAGAGAAAAGTATTTTCCCCTTATGGCATTTCCTTTAAAGATAACAGCATTATTTCGCCTACAGATGCACAGTTATCGTCTGGATCAAACTGGTCACTTGCCTCAGACAACGCCGCTGGTACCATGAAGTATTATCCTCACAAGGCAATCCCGATCGCTCGTATTTTGACCAGAGGATAAGGAAAGGAGCAAGCCATGGCGTATACGGATTATACATTTTACAAAGAGAAGTACTACGGCACGGCGATAGCAACGCAGGAAGATTTTGACCGCTTAGCAGATAGAGCAAGTGATAAGCTGGACACTATGACGTTTGATCGTCTGGTGTCCGGCCTTCCTGCCGATGACCGCGCGGCTATGAAGGTAAAGAAAGCCGTGTGCGCCGTGGCTGATAAGTTACAGGAGATTGAACAGGCGGAGAAGATGGCGCAAGCTGGAGGATATAGAACTGATGAATTTGGAAACATTGTCGGCAATATTGTCACAAGCAAGACCGCCGGGGCTGAATCTATTTCATTCAGTGCCACATCTTCTGTAAAGAGTGCCGTACTCAGTGCTGCAGGCGATACACAGGCGCAGAACCGGCTTTGCTATGAAACAGCTAAAGAGTACCTTATGGGTGTAACTGATGATTGTGGTGTGCTACTGCTTTATGCGGGGCTATGAGAAAGGAAAAGGAAATGAGAAAATTATCAACGATTCAGAAAAGAGAAAAGTTAAATACAATTGTAACTATGGATGAGCCAGGAGCAGGTGGAGCAAACCATGTTTACGCAATTTATGCAAACCCACAAGAGGTTGACGCTCGACTAATGGCTACAATTTCATTTCAGACTGGGGCAAGAAAAGAAGAAAATTCGGTTGCAGGTGTCATTGATACCGATTTGCTTGAAATTGTACGTGACAGATTAAAGAGCTTCCAGGCTGGTCCATTCTCTTCCAGAGAAAATGCTTGCGCTCTTACTCATATTGAAGAGGCTCTTATGTGGCTAAACCGTAGAGTAGAGGATAGAATCGAGAGGGAAGTCATGGGGACCTATCAAAAATAGGAGGTATGCCATGTATACCGACACAGTGACAATCTTTAACAAACTTCAAACAGGCCAGGTTATCACATGGTATCCTACCGTGTTGCATAACGTTGACCTAAATGCTGATAAGGGTGCGAATGTAACTAAGACCGGACTAGAAAGCGCAGACACAGCAAAGTTACATATAAGGTACACCTTGGTTGATGGGGCTATCACAATCGCAGGTAAACCCTATAAGCGACCTAAGGAATGGGCGACACAGATCGAAGCCGAAATCGCCGCATCGCTTACGTTCACTGGAGGAACAGACTTTTTTATAAGAGGAGAGTATCCTGGAACGGTTATAAATGATGCTGAATACAAAAAAGATTTTAAGGATTACATAACCAAAACACGTGATGATGTATACCTGATTACCACAGTAGGCGGCCCGTATAAGTTGATTCCTCACTTCGAGATCGGAGGGAAATAGCATGGCAACAACAAAGCATTTTCCAAAGTGGTCAATAGTTGATGGAGACATACAGGTAAAGCTTAACCTATCCCGGTTTGATAAGCAGTACCAGAAAGCACAGTATGGCCTTGATGGTGATGTTATGAATAGTATGGAGCCATTCATGCCTAAACAAGAAGGACCATTTATTAACGTGACAAGGGCAGCAAGCGCAGCTGTACAAGGTTCAGGAGTGGTGTTTGCTGCCTACGGTCCAGCAGGTCGGTTTTTGTACAAAGGAAAGAATATGGTAAGTGAAGTTACCGGAAGCACATGGGCCAGACTTGGAGAGAAGAAAGTACTTGTTAGTCAGTACAGCGGCAAGACAAAAGCAAAAGAGAATTTAGTATTTAATAAGACCGCACACCCAAACGCACAAGCGTACTGGTTTGATGCTGCTAAAAAGAAAGATGGCAAGACATGGGTAAAGAGTGTAAAGAAAACGGCAGGAGGTGGAAACGGTGGCTGAACAACCACAACCAATTGGTAATGATGTTACCGGGTATGATGTACTGACTGATGCAATGAAAAATCTGCTTAATCAGTACCCTGGTCTTGATGGAGAAATAATCACCTTTGAGGATTTAGATGGCGATAGCGGAATAATTTTTTCGGCAGACAACGGAGCACTGGTATACAGTGAAAAGGAATCTGTGACGGCCCACGTTCGCCAGATTTGCCGTTATCCGTTCTACATAGTGTATCGGGTAGGCTCAAACAGTGAACGGGTTAAAATGGACGCTCAGACGTTTCTAGACGGTATCGGGAAATGGATATGTAAGGAGCCTGTCACTATTGATGGTACGGCCTACAAGCTTAGTGCATACCCGAAGCTATCAGAAGGACGAATCATTAAAAAGATTACCCGTGACAACTCATACGGACTTGATCCAAACGTGAACAGCGTACAAGATTGGATATTACCCGTATCAGTAGAATATGAAAATGAATTTGATCGCTGAAAGGAGCAAAATATATGAAATTAGAAAGAAAAGCGTTAGTACACTTCCTGGATTCCTCTTTCAAGAACATTGCGGCATCTGCGACTTGGTTTAAGGTTGGAATCGACATGGAAGAGTTATCTGTAAGCCTTAACCCTGATACAGAATCAACTAAAAATATATGGGGTGAATCCAGGGTGACGGACAACGGGTATGAACCATCTATTGACGCTGATCCGTACTATGCTAATCCTGACGAACCCCTTTATCCAAAACTTAGGGAAATCGCTATGGATCGGCTTGTGGGTGATAAGTGCAAGACATTAATCCTTGAAGTCATTGTTGACGATACCGATGCCACTAACCACTTGGCATATATCGAAGAAGTTATCGTTAAACCTCAGAGCTATGGTGGTGGAACTTCCGGTGTTAACATTCCTTACAACGTAGCTTTTAACGGCGGACGGAAGAAAGGCTATGTGACAAAGGTTTCCCTCGATGCAAAAGAACCAAAGTTTACGGAAGGCGATATCCCGTCAGGATCATAAAGGAGATTAAGACATGAGTAATAAATTGATAAAAGGGCCACAGCAGAATGGCAATGACATTGTTATTAATGATGGTAGCCGTGTATACAATATTAAGAATCAGCGCGGAGAAATGATGGGTAAGTTTGCTTTTGTACCTTCTGATATCGGAGTATCCGACCGGTATAAACACGCAGTAAAAGTGTTTGAAGAATTACAATCTCAACTCGAAAACAGCACTGATATGTCTGATGAAACAATGGCAGAAATCAAAAAGAAAATGGTGGATGAGATTGATTATGCATTTGATGCTAATGTATCAGAATCATTTTTCAAAATAACAGGTCCGTTTACATTGTTAAGCAATGGAGATTTTTTTGTTGTGAATATATTTGAAGCTCTTAGGTCGGTTATTGAAAAAGAAACTGGTGTGAGATTAGAAAAAGCAAAGAGCCGGGCCAGCAAGTACACGCAAAAGTATCACAAATGATTGAACCATATATAATGCCTGCCGAATTAGAGGTAGGGGGAGCATTTTACGATATCCGTACAGACTACAGGGCAGTTCTTGACATTCTTACAGCCTACAGCGACCCGGAGCTTGATGAGGCGGATAAGACACAGGTACTAATAGAAATCCTGTATAACGATTATGATATGATACTTCCAGAACATCTAGAAGAAGCAGTAAAAAAGGCATGCTGGTTCATTGATTGTGGCATGGTAAACGATAATAAACCACAACCACGTACAATGGATTGGGTCAAAGATGCTCCTATTATTATTCCAGAAATCAATAAATACATAGGAAGAGAGGTCCGAAGTGTTAAGTATATGCACTGGTGGACCTTTTTTGGTGCCTATATGCAGATCGGCGGTGATGGGCTGTATTCATCAATCCTTAACGTACGACAGAAGAAAGCTAAAAGTGAAAAGCTTGAAAAGTGGGAATCCAAGTTTTACAAGGAAAATCAGGCATTGTGTGATCTCGATTGGGAGCAGAAACAGAAGGAAAGAGAAGCAGTTGAAAAACTTATCGGATAGGCCAGCGCCCAAGAGCCAAAGCCGAAGAAAGGAGCGATGGCATGGCGGCCCAAGCAGACGGAATTATATTAATCAACACAGCAATTAACAAAGATGGAGCCATTGATGATATTGGAGCGCTGAAAGATGCCTTGCGTGAATTAACTGCTGTTGTTAAAGAACTCACTAATGGCTTGACGAATTCACTTTCCGGTGCAGGAAAACAAGCAACTAAGGCCGCAGATCAGATTGAAAGTATATCGGATTCAGCAAAAGAAGCTAAAGATAGTGTACAAAGCCTTAAAGAGCAGATGGACAAAATCTCCATAGACAGAGGAGAAGATAGCGGCGGCGCATGGGACGATGAATCAAGAATTTCCCATGCCAGGGGAGAATTTCAGGAATATGGTAACACTGTTCAGCAATTTGTTGACAGTTATACATCTGGTATGGATAAGGCCGATCAATCAACGAATGAATTCAAAGCTGAGATTTCGTCACTCACTAAGCAGTTAAAAGACCTGGAATCACAAGGCCTATATTTCGGTGACGAACAATATGACGAAACTTATATGAAACTGGCTAGAGTCAAACAAGCGTTAGTGGATTATAAAAGAGAAATGCTTAATCCAACCGAAGGGCCCAAAATCAATATGGAATCGTTGCAGGGTCAAGTTGATTCTCTTAAGCGTAAATTGCAGCAACTCACTGAACAAGGAAAAACATTCGGTGACAGTTTATACGACAGTACATATCAGTCGCTTAATAAAGCGCAAGCAGAATTAAAAGGATACAAGAAAAGCCTTTTAGAAACAGATCAAGGCCAGAAACAAGTGAAAAAATCCTCTGATGGAATGAAAAAATCACTGGATAAAACGTCAAAATCTGCAAATGGCGCAAGAAAACAAATGAATATGCTTTCTATGTTAGGGAAGTCTATTGTCTTTTCTTTCGTTTTCCGGGCTTTGAGCACTGTCACAAACTCAATTAAGGAAGGGTTTCAAAATCTTTCTAGGTACTCAAAGGATACAAATAAATCACTTTCGCTTTTAATGTCGTCACTGACAATGTTAAAAAATAGCTTTTCAGCGGCATTTGCTCCCATTCTTACAATGATAGCACCGGCATTAAGTTCATTAATATCTAAGCTTGTGGAAGCAAATAACTGGATTGCTCAGACAATGGCTGCCTTGGCTGGTAAAGATACCTTTGTAAAAGCGGTAGCGGTACAGGAGGATTATGCTGCCAGTCTTAGTGATACTCAAAAGGCGGCGAAAGAAGCGGCAAAAGAAGTAAAAAAGGCTTCATTTGCTTTTGATACCTTGATGCAGATTCAACGGTCTGCAGACACAAACGAATACAAAGGCCCTACACCTGACCAGATGTTCAAGACAATCGCCGTGGGAACCGAAGCGAAAGCACTCGCAGAAGATATAAAGAGTACACTAGCTAATCTATTTGAGCCGTTAAAGGCTTCATGGGACCAATACGGGGCTTCCACAACGAATGCCGCTAAGATCATGCTTGGAAGCTTAAAACAGCTTGCAAAGGACGTAGGAGCGTCATTCATGCAGGTTTGGAAAGATGAAGGATATGGAAAGGCAATTACAGATGATTTACTGATTACATTTAGTAATTTTGCGCTGACCGTGGCGAATCTGGCAAATCAGTTTGACAAGGCTTGGATAAATGCGAATACCGGGACCAGTATCATGCGTCACTTGGGTGACTTGGTTCTTTTAGTAACTGGTTTCTTCCGTGAAGCCTCTGAATCAATAAAAAATTGGGCGGCTACGTTGGATTTCAGCCCATTATTAATAGCATTTGATGGAGTACTTGCCAGTCTTATACCTATTGTATCAGTGATTGGAAGCGCATTGCTTTGGTTACTTAATAATGTGCTTCTACCATTAACAAAATGGGCTATTGAAAAAGCGTTACCTGTAGGACTTGATTTAGTGTCAGCAGCGCTTAAAGTTCTTAATTCTGTGATTGATGCATTGAAGCCGTTGGCTTTATGGCTTTGGGAAGAATTTCTGAAACCTTTTGGTGAATGGGCCGGGGAAGTAATTATAGACGCGCTCAAAAAGGTAACAGAAAAGTTGAAAGGATTTTCTGACTGGATAGATAAACACAAAGATGAAGTTGCTCTTATGACTGAATATGTCCTAGCGTTCTTTGCCGCATGGAAAGTTGCGGAGTTTGTGGGGAAAATAACTACAATGATTTCAAAAATGGGAAGTCTTGGCGGGGCATTGTTAACATTAGCATCTAAGTTAGGTATAACACAATTGGCATTTTTAGGCGTTGTGGCCGCAGCCGCTGCGCTTGTCGCTGGCGCACTTGAAGTGTATAAGAATTGGGATAAAATGACACCACCAGAAAAATTTATATCCACCCTGCTCGTAGCAGCCGGAGCCGCGGCGGCGCTTGCCGTTGCTACGCACGCAGTTGCTGGCCCAGCCGCAGCCGCAGCGATAGGTATTGCCATAGCGTCAGGGCTTGCTGCAGCTCTTCTGGCGATTAATGCAGGTAAGCGTTCTTCGGCATCAAGTACATCTAGCGGCGGTGGTGGACGGTCCTATGCAACAGCATATTCAAGCGCGCCATATGCTGCCTATTCTGCCAACATGCCACGTTTAGCAACCGGTACCGTAGTCCCACCAAAAGCTGGTGAATTTGCTGCAATCTTGGGAGATAACAATAAGGATTATGAGGTTGTATCTCCACTTGAAACAATGAAGCAAGCATTTAAAGAAGCCATTGGAGAAATGGGTGGAATCGGGGGCGGCACTGTACAGGCAGACATGATTGTCGATGGTGCAAAGTTCGGGCAGTTAGTTTACAAGTACAACAACAACGAAAAACAGCGCGTAGGCGTTAGAATGGTAACGAATGGAGGTTGATAACGTGGAAAGCGGAAATGGAGTATTTACTATAGACGGTGTCGACCTTCGCCTATGGGTAACAGGTCTTAAGCGCAGCTTTGCGGTAACGGATTCAGAGCATAGCGGAAGAGTGCTAAATAATGAAATGTACCGTGATGTTATAGGTACGTTCTACAATTACACCTTAACCGTGGAGCCAGACTCAAATTACAGAGCCGACTATGACACGTTCTACGGCATTATAACAGCCCCGACAGACTTTCATACGGTTGTGTTCCCGTACGGGCAGGAAACGCTTGAATTTAAGGCTTACGTGACCAGTGGTGACGATGAGAACAAGCCAATAATTGAGAGTGGGAAACAGGTCAATCGATGGTCCGGTTTATCCATTCAGTTTATTGCAAAGGCACCGCAAAGGAGGCCATAAGATGTTTTTAAAGCAAACAATATTATCCGATGCCGTGTTAAACAATGAAGGGCTTAAAATCGTTTATGATGATGTGGCTCCATATGCAAAGGAAAACAGCAATCCGCAGGTAATTGATCCGGGGTTACGGCCCCGGGTTGGATTGCACCCACGAAAAGGATTACACCCCAGGGCAACAACAACCAGAGAGGAATATCCAGACTTAAAAAGGAACGATGTAGTTTATCCAGGATATGCATTATGCTTACCGGGGTTTGCACTGCTTAATGGTGATTACATAAATTTCCCCGATGTTCCAGATGGTTACGGATATATTAGTGATGAGGTATCAGATGCTAACGGTAATTTTAAATATATGATAAATGAAGAAGGTCTAAGGCCAAGAGTTGGACTACACCCTCAAATGTTTTTATTTCCTCGATCTTCTACACCTATTAAACCTGTTAATCCTAAACCTCCAAACACACGCACGATCATACGCTATTCACCCAGCGCCAACGGCTCTAATATGACAGAAACAAGGCAGCCAAACAGCCAGTATGTGGGGGTTGGGTATATGCCAGCAGAGATGATTGAACATGAAAACATATTACTTAATACCGAGTTTAAAAAAATAGGACCGAGTGGTACTCCAAATTACTATACTATTCCCACTGAATTAACCAAAGCAATTACTGGAAATGAATTGTCATTAACACAAACAGCAGAAACTACAGGTAGAATGCAATGCGTACAAACAATTAAAAGAAATAGTTCTGGTATAAATATAGCTTCATCCGCCGAGATTTTTATTCCATCTACTACAATTACCAGTAGTGACAGTAATTATTATGTTAGATGTACTGATTCAAGTAATAGTTTTACCGACATAGCAATAACAGACTTTAGCACTATAGAAAGAGATAAGTGGGTTCTTATAAAAGCGAGCGGTTTAACTAGAGTAGGAACAGAAAAACTAAGTGCAAGCTTAGCGTTTGGCAAAAAAGCCATTGGTACGATAAAGATTAGAAAACAGAAGTTAGAACTAGGTATAGTTTCAACAGAGTATACTCCCGCTCCCTCGGAATGGCTTCCTGACCCAACTAATTATGAGTGGATACCAATACAAGAATATGGGAAATACATTGATGCTCCCGCGTTAACCGTTAAATTCAACCAGAAGTTTACGAGCGTTGGCTTGCTTCTTACATTTAACTCTCTATCTGGTGATTATGCGAACCGTATTAATGTGCAGTGGTTTTCCGATAATGAACTGATATCAAGCATGGATTATGAGCCTGATTCGGTGAAATATTTCTGCAACAACTACGTGATGCTATATGACAAGATCGTGATTACATTCTTGTCAACGTCAAAGCCAAACCGACCCGTATTTCTCTCCAGGATCGATTATGGTATTTACCGTGATTTCTTGTCTGATGAAGTAAGGCAAATATCATGTTTACAGGAGATCAACGCCATATCGGAGAATATAAGTATCAATACGATGAATTTTACGGTGCGAACAAAATCAAGTGTGCCATTCGATTTGCAGAAAAAGCAAAAGCTGTCGCTCTATTTTAATGGCGGCCTGATTGGAAACTTTTATCTTAAGAATGGGGCTAAGAAAAGCAAGACTGATTACTTTATGGATTCTCACGATGCATTAGGAATCCTTGATGGTAATGAGTACCACGGAGGCATTTATACAGGCCAGTTAGTACCTGCGGTAATAGCCAATATTTTTGAAGATGAGGACTTTAACTATTTGTTATCCGATACGTTTGACAATGTGAAATTGTACGGATATATTCCATATACCACAAAGCGGAATGCTCTGGTGCAGATTGCTTTCGCCATAGGTGCCGTTGTAGACACATCGAATTATGATGGCGTGGTGATTTACCCAAAGCAAGAGGCAAAAACTGGTGAATTTGCAAGCAATGAAGTATTTGGCGGTCTTACATTGGAACATTCGGATGTTGTGACTGGTGTCCGGTTGACTGTACATGATTACCATAAATCAGACGAAATGGCGGAGATTTACAAAGGTGTTCTTGACGGTACAGCAGAAGCCATCTTCACTGAGGCTTACCATAGTCTGAGTATAACCGGCGGAACGATCACGGCGAGTGGTGATAACTATGCTTTTATTACTGGATCAGGTGGAGAAGTAATCCTTACGGGTAAAAAGTACAATCATTTTACATCTACGGTTATAAAAGAAAACCCCAATATCATCTTTAACAAAAATATAAAAGAAGTACCGGACGCTACTCTTGTTTATAAAGGAAATGCTGCGTCTGTATTAGAACGTATTTACGAGTACTATCAGCACGCGGAGAATGTCGTTTGTGACGTTTTACTTAGTAATAAGGTCATAGGTCAGGTAGTGGACATTGACACTGACTATGACGGTGTTAAGACTGGTACAATCGAAAGCGTATCATACAGTTTTGCGGGCAGCATAAAGGCGGAGGTGACGATCCATGAGTGAGTATATAGACAATCTTATATATGACCGTGTACAGGCTGACCTTGATAACCTCACAGCAAAGGCTTATATAGCCAATACTGATCTAATACGCGTGGAAATGGCCGTTGCTTGGATATCAAAGACACTGAATAAGTACGGATATAAGAACACTATTTACAAGGAATGTAAAATGAATTGGAAGCCAGAAGATCACCGTACTGATGCAGAAATGGAGCGAATCAAGCAGAATATCATTACACTCAGGACTGAATACTTTACCCCTTCCAGTACGCCGATGACACCACAGAAAATCACTTACACATCAATATATCAGGCTAATGCAATTGAAAAGATACTCTATGACCTTGGGAAACTGGTGGAAAACTGTTTTCCAGGGCAACAACACTTTGCTTTCCGGCTCGGTAGCCGGGCGTTAGGGAATAGGAGTGAGACATAATGGAAGCTTTAAAGGCAAACTATAAGAACGACAAATTTACCGGTATGCGTAAGTATGAAAAGATTGATAATGTAGATGGGTCCATAAGCCTCAATGATACTACTACCTATGAGGAAATAGGGGATATATATTCGGCGGCGGATATAAATGTTACGAATCAGGCCATAAATAAAATGATTGGTGTTACGAATTTTACTCTTCTTGCAGCGAATTGGAATAGTGCAGCGCCATATATACAAACAATTTTGATTCCTGCGCTGAAAGCAAGTGATACCCCTATCCCTGGCCTTGTATATCCTTCTACATTAACAGAAGCATTGCAAGCGCAGATTGATAAAAGCGCGAACATGATAACGAAAATGGAAACTATTGACGGTGGTATAAAGGTCACATGCGCATTTAAAAAGCCGATTACTGATATTATCATCAGTCTGAAAGGGGTGTAACCATGGCTGAATTACCATTGTTTTTCCGCGGAAAAAGCGTGGATTATAGCGGACTCACTGCTACTGAAAACAAAGTGAGAGCAGGTAAAAAATTTATCGGTGCAGGATCAGATGATATAAGGATAGGAAATGTACCGGAATATGCACCAACGAGTTACACTCTTCCGGTCAACGGAACTTATAGTATACCTGTCGGTATCCATAATGGAACTGATACCATATCACAATCAATAGCAACGATGCCCGGACAGACAGTAAATCCAGGTGTTGGCGAAATCATTATAGAATGCGCTGGAAAGTATATGACTGGTGACATAGTGATAATGCCAGTAGATAATCTCTACCCTGAAAACATAAAGTTGGGTGCAAAGGTCGGTGATCCCCCTGGTGAGGTTACTGGAGACTTTGAGGGATTTGTGGATTAAGGAGGAAAAGAATGGCGGTATTGCCTATACATAAAATTGGTGGAGCAGTTGACACCTCAGAGTTATCGGCTGGCCCAGGTGATGTATTGTCCCCGGAAATGTTTATAGGCTCCGGAAGTGATGAAAACCAACAGGGAAACATCCCGCTTCGTGGCAGTCCAGCATACTCATTACCATTTAACGGTACTCAATCGCTTCCAGCGGGGCACTATTCTGGCGGGGCCATATCACAATCAATTCCCACGATGGGAGCGCAAAGCGTTGGTCCTGGATCGCAGATGATAACCATACCTACAGCCGGGAAATACATGACTGGAAACATAACAATACGAACTACAAAGAATCTTATTCCATCTGTAATCAAAAAGGATGCCATTGTTGGTGGTGTTAAAGGCAATTTTGAGGGTTATGTAATTACCGATCCAAAGACGCTCTATAAATATGGTACCTTTAACGGTATACAGACCATTACTGGATTCAAACGTTTCAGCGGTGGACAGATGGGATCAGTGGATCTTGAAAGAGACAATATTAAGACCACTGTATTATATAATTTCCGACAAGTAGCTATTGTATTTAATGCTGCGATTGATTTTACCAACCTAAACAAATTAACAATCAGGCATCAATCAAAGATCATATCAGATGGTAGTGCGGCAGGAATGGCATTTTCCATATACCGTAACCGGGTAACCGATTATATGTATAATGACACGGTCTCAAATCCAAATCCAGCACTTGGAACCAAGTTGCTTGGCAATAACATGGTTGGAAGCGGCGGAGACTATACTTTTAGCGTGGCGAGTATTACGGGAAACGCCTACTTGTATCTGGAATATTTTTATGCTGATTCCGTTACGAATGTAATGCTTGTAAGCTTTGAATAAGAAGGAGGAGTACATATGGCATTAACAATAACCCCATACGTGGGGCAGGGGTGGACCGATAACTCGGCCCCAGATTTAAGCTCGGAAACACTGAATGCGGTCGATGCCGGAATAACAGCAAATAGTAATGCTATCAATGCTATTGCTAACGCTGTAGTAAGCCAGATCGTAAATGATCCAAATAAGATAGCCAGCATGGCTGCCTTATATGCTGTAAATAGCAATTTAACTGACCTAACAGCCAAATCATCAAACAAAGGGGGATATTCCGGTGATTTGAACGATGTACCATATATTGCAAATACTATGACCATATATAGAGCTTCAGATAAGTGTTTAAATACACCTGTAGCAGCAGTTAATGGTATCATAGAGACGATGTATATTGACGGCAATACATATGCTATCCAGCGGTTTACATCTTTAGCAACAACTCCAAAACTTTTCGTCCGTATAAAAGATGAAAGTGGGTGGAAAGCTTGGATTGAAAAATGATCATTT